TTGGAACAGGTATTCCACCACTGGTTCCTCTTCCTGAACTAGACCTAGTCTCCTGATCTTTTGCCTCCATTTCGGCTGCAAGTTGGGCCCTCATTTCTGCTCGGTCTTGTTGAAACAAATAATCATTTAGAGACACAATGGCTCTAGTGGTGCCATGTTGTGCTTGTAACTGTTGGTCGTTTTGATCATGGAGCATATTGATCAAACTCTCAAAATTTGCCCTTTCTTGTCTTCTTCTAGCCATTTTATCTCTAGTTTTGTTGATTTCTCAACTTTTCGTTTTCGTCCCTTATATGTTGTATCAATAATTGTACATAAATTTCTCTTTCAAAAGGTAACATGTTATCAAGAACAGTTAAATCATACTTATGGTGTTGCATTAATTGAAAATTAGTCACATAATGATTCTGTAACGAATCATGACACAGGCTTATGCGAAAAAATCTTCAATTCCTTGTATTACAATATTTTCTACACAACCACATTTATCGCAGGTATATTCTTCATAATGCCTTATGTATGGCATAGTTCCGAAAAAACTTCTGATTTTTTCAAATTGTTCATTATTTAAACTACTTAAAAATTCCTCAAGTTCTTCTTTAGAATGATCATCTTTATAAAATGTTTCATCTTTTTGATAAATCATTTCAATGGAGTCTATAAAGATATCTATAACTGCATCCATCATATTTGGATTTTTTTCTTTTTCCAATTCTGATAATTTTTGATATAAATCTATTCTTGGATATTCCATTACAACACCTACATCATCTGTAAGTTGTATTTTTCTGTTATGCCCGTCTAAAGCCTCGGGTTTTATTTTTCCAATGTTTATTTCAATATTTTGAACATGAGAACATTCTTCTCCTTTACTATTTGTTCCATCAGAATGTTGAAATCTCAAGGTTGAGATTTCTCCGACAGATTGTACTCTCAATTGTAAAAAAATATATTGAACATCGAATAACGGTAATTTTTCAATATCAATATCATTTATTACACAATTAGAAATGATTTGCTTCATTGCACCTAACATTTCATTTTCATTATCACTTTCTAATGCCATCAATAAAATCTTTTCTTCTTTCACCAAGAACGGCCGAAACTTTATTGTTTCTCCGGTTGATGTAAGAGTCAATTCATGAATTGGGGTATTCAATACTGGTAACGCCATTATTTCTCCAAGTTAGCCTGTGTCATGATTAAAATTTTTTTCCTATTCATCGTGTTTATCTCCACCTAATCTTACCTCATTAGGTGCGATAGATCTTTTCCATTTTCTATAGGAAAAAGTTACTGAAAATTTCATATAGTCGGTGTTGGTTCCCCATCCGACCGATATTGCACTTACGTTGAGCGGAAATGCTTCTAACATATCAACTGAATATAATTCAAAATTTTGTTCATCTAATACTTCTACTTTTATATTTCCTACTAGATCGTCATAGTATGCAATATCAAACGATTCTGGGTCTTGTATAGCATCTTGCCATTCATCAAAAAATCGTTTTTCTGCTATAGATGTATTTTCAGAACACATAAATGTCAATGTTGTATCAATGTATCCAGAATTATATGGTATTTTTCTTATGGGCCCATATAGTCTTTGATCACTTGTTGTGTGTGTTCTCCCCGGAAGTTCTGCACTCTCGCAACGTAATGCTAATTCTCTACTTCCTACAATTCCTGTACTTAGTATTTTACCTCGTGTCACTATTGCATGATATCTATTAAGAGGTACCGGTACAAACCCCGATTTAAAATTTGATATGCTCTGAGGATTTATTGCCATTATATCATACTCCTACTATCGTTCCAAACGACAAGTTTATTTTCTTTTTTGAATCTTTCTGTTGGTAAAAATAATGCAATTTCTTTTTCATCATCATCAATTTCTACTACTCTTGAATTGATATGACTGTATAGATATCGTTTGACTGTAGGTTTTACTTCTTTGATCTTTGAAAATGCTTTCCAATTAATTCCTTTTGCTTTATCTATTTCGTCCATAAGTTTTGCTCTGAGCATAGGGGGAAGATAATGAAAATTACAACCTATAAAGCCATTTGGTTTGAAATCAAATACGAGAACTAATGGAAATCTATCATAATATTTTAAATCTTTTTTATGTTTTGGATCATAGTAATATGCAAATATCGATCCAGGTCCAATTTGTCGTTTACTTGTTTTTTTGGATTTTGCATAGAATTCATCAGCAGTATCTACTTGTGTGAACTTATTTCTAAGTTCAGATTTTAATGCTCTTGCTCTTCTCTGGAACCAATCTCTAGCATTTCTAGTTTTTACTACACCTTGATTTTTATTCAAAGCATCTTTTAATTTTTCTAGAAAAGATTTTTCTCGTTCAGCCATACTATTATTTATTGGTAAAAAGATGATCTTCTGTCAATATTTGAAATGTCCAGCCACGATCTTTACAATATTCCTCGGCCGCTTTCCATTTGGCTTCATTTATTCCATATATGTAAACTTCTCTTAGATATTTTTTTGTTACTCTTGTTTTTTTCTTTGGGGTTATTGTTTGTGCTTTAGGCTTGACTTCTATTAGAATGGCTTCTCTAATTCCTTTTGAATTTTTAACTTGTATCCAAAAATCAGGAAAATATCTATGATATTTTTTGTCAATAGGAGATCTATATGGTATAATAATTTCTTCACTAGACCATTTCAATATACTAGGGTTATCATCACAATAAATCATAAATTTACGTTCCCATAAAGATCGGTATGTGACTTTTGTTGGATCACCTTTATATTTTGATAAATTTTTTACTTTGTACGAACCTTTGTAAGCCATGCTAAATATTATGTATATTAGGAGAAAAATGAGCAATCCCGTTGATGTGATAACCAACATAAGAAAAACAAATGAAGACAATTATAGATTTCCATCTACACTTGGATCTCATAAAAGAGGTGAGGATAAATTTACTTCATTTCTGGTAAAAGAGATTCAAAAAGGAGGATCTTCAAAAACTGTAGGTACAGTTGCATTACCTATGCCTACAGATGTGATAGACGATTATAAAGTCGAATATCTTGATGCCGAGTTAGGTCCTATTGGTGCATCTGCGGTAGGTATGGGAACGAATATTGCTGATGATTATTCTTTGGAAAATGTAGGAGCCACTTTAAAAAGTGGACTGAAATCTGTTAATAAATCTTTAATCAGTCAGGTTGTTTCTCGTAAAGCCATGTCTATGATACCAGGCATTTCTACAGGAGATGCTAAAGCAACTGCTGGCCAGATAGTTACCTCTGCAACAAATAGAGCAGTTAATCCTTATATTACAGGCGTATTTAAAAGTGTAGGATTTAAAACATTTAATTTTACATTTAGATTACATCCATTAAATCGTGCGGACACAGAATCAATGAGAAAAGTTATAAATTTTTTCAAATCTTCAATGTTACCAGAAGATGAAATTATTGCAGGAAATGGGGGTCATCCTGATTTTACATATGAGCAGAAATCAGGTCTTCAAAAATTACCTCACAGATTTGATATAGATTTTCATACAGGAAATTTTAACGAGGTTCATAATTTTATGGTTAAAATACGTGATGCATCTATTACAAGTTTTTCAGTTGATTATAATACAGAAGGTGCTCCAGCATTTTTTAAAGATACAAGTGCTCCGATGATGGCAGTATTGAATATGACATTTTCAGAATCTAAAATTCATACACGAGAACGAGATGCATCTTTATATGATTATGGTATGGGGGATTGGACATAATGGCGTCTCCTGAAAAAGTACTTAGGAATTTAGGAATAAATCAATCAAGGCTATTGAAATATCCTGAAGATATTGGGAGTGAGAAAGATGGTTTGCAACATTTTATGCTTATTACAGAATATCAATTTAAAAATAACACAAGAAGGAATAAAGATCCTTTAACAGATTTTTCTGATATGACTGAAACGGATAGATTCTATGAGTCTAAAAATGCATTTGCTTTATATTTACCAAAAGGATCGTTAAAGACTCAATACTCTGCTTCTCATGGCCCCATTGAATTTGGTTTTTTTGGGGCATTACTGAATGCTGAATCATCAGATATTTTAGCAAGATTGCAAGGATCACTTCCTGGAATAATTGGTGATAATCAAAATCCCATTTCTAAGGCTGTGGATTTTTGGTCTACTATTGGAGGTACTGTTTATGATGAATTGGCTCCAACGATAAAGGAATATGATTGGAAAACGAAATTTGGGTTTAATATAGGAGAGGCGGTTGGGGGCCTGATTATGGGTAAAGATAAATCGTCTGCGGTTGCTTCATTATCTATGAGAAAATCTGGTAATCCTTATTCTACATTGGTATTTCAAGGAGTGAAAGATCGAAGACAACATGCATTTGCATTTGATTTTTATCCTAGAAATGTAAGAGAATCTTTTCGAATTCTGGATATTATAAAAAAATTAAAAGGAGGAATGTTACCAGGATTAAAAAAATCTGGCGGAACAACAAAAAAATTTATAACAACTCGATTCCAAGTTCCTCCTTCAATGGGATTTGTGACAGATGTGAAAAAAACTGTAGATGAAGGATCTCCAACTGGTAATGTTTTATCGTCTGCATTCTTTGACTATCCGAGTGTATATAAAATAGGATTTTATAAGAGAGATGGGGATAGAAATCAATATCTTCATCAAATAGGTCAATCGGCCATATTAAATTTAAAGGTTACATATGGAGAAGGTGGGCAACAAGTTTTCTTTAAGGATAGTGGAGCACCACAACATATTAAATTGGACTTGACATTTAAAGAGAATTTTGCACTTACACGAAATTTTGCAAAACAGTTAGAGGGAGCATAATGTCTGAATATTTTACTAATTTTCCATTAATAAATTATGACATCAATAAAACAAAACCGTCAAATACTGTTAAAGCCGTAGATATTTTTCGAAGAAATACAATACGAGAAAAAGTTCTCAATAATCTTTTAACATATTATCCATATTATATTCAACCAGGAGAACGCCCAGATACTCTTTCACATCAATATTATGGATCAATTGATTACATGTGGATAATATTATTTGCTAATGATATTATGGATGTTTATTACGAATGGCCTTTATTTGGAACAGATTTAAAGGAGTTTATAATTAAAAAATATGGATCTGTATTATCTTCATCAAATACCATACATCATTATGAACAAATACTACGATCTGAAATTCCTGCTACCGCAGATGCGCCAAAAATATTAGAACATTCGGTAAAAGTAGATCTTACAACATATAATTCCTTAGATACGGGATCTAGAAGAAGTGTTACTCAATATGACTATGAATTAATGGAAAATGAAAAAAAGCGATCAATTGTTTTAGTTGAAGATATTTACGTAAAACAAATATTAGAAGAATCGAGAGAATTATATAATGGATAGTAGACAAATAGGTGAACGTGATTTAACTGTCATTATTACAAATTACCGTCAACAAGATATATCATTAGATCCTAGTACAATTCTTGATGTAATGATACACGAATCCTTGTCTGATAATACTACACATGGAGAAGTTACTGTTCTTGATATTGGAGGTTTTGAAGAACGTATTCCTATTGTGGGCGAAGAATATATTAATATTAAATTTGGATCAAAAACTAATTCTAAATTAGCCAATCAAAATAGAGATTTTGTAATTTATAATATGTCTCCTAAACTTATTGATGAAGGTAAAAAACAAGCATATGTTTTATATTTTGTATCAGAGGAATATATTGCAAATTTAAAATTGAAGGTTTCTAAATCGTATAAAGCAGAATATGGGTCGAATATAGTTACTGACATTTATGAAAATTTTATTAATAATCATGTTGTACAACCTAAAAAACTTTTTGCTGATAATCCAGATTCGAATTTAGATTCTTCTGTAACATTAATGCATTTGGTAATGGCTCAGTTTAGACCTTTTGAGTGTATAAATCTTGTGGCTAAAAGATCTGTGCCTGGAAGAGGTTTGGGGAAATTTATATTTTATGAAAATAAGTATGGATTTAATTTTAAAAGTTTGGAAAGTTTAATGTATCCAAAATCTCCTATAGAAGATATGGACAGGGAAGACGAACTTATAAAGCAAACTCAACAAATTGAATTTGAAGAGAATGCAGTTGTTTCAAAATTTGTATTGATGCCTGCTAGTGCATTATCTGAAGAAGATACCTTTGATTTATCGGGTGATAGTGTAATTATTACATCTTTTAAGTTTGAATCAACGTTTAATGTTATAGCCAATATAGTAGGAGGAATGTATTCTTCTAGACTTATGACATACGATCCTGTCACTCATAGAATAGGTGCATTGGATAATGAAGGCGCCTCGGCATCTATACCAGGAAGTGAACTTTCTTGTAGAATATCGAATGTAAAAACCAATTTTTATGATTTTAATTATGGTCAACGATTTAGACAGTTTACACATATTAAAGGACCTGCAAATCCTCTTGCTACTAAAGGGCATGTAGGTATGGGATATCCTAATTCCTTTTATGCATATAGAACTACAAATTTTGAACATAATTTGAGAAGACAAATAAAATTGTTAAATAATACAATGAGAAACGATCCAGAGATAGATAATCAAGTTGAACGTTGGCTATTACCTAATATGTCTCAGAATAGACAACTAAAAAATATTGTTCTTTCGATAAGAGTTCCTGGAGATCATGCTAGAACTGTTGGTGAACTAGTGAATATCGATTTACCTTCATCATATTTTCCAGGAGAAAAACACAAATATTATTCTGGAAATTATTTAATTACAGAATTGTCACACAAAATAATTGGAGATAGTTATTATATGGATATGAAACTTGCAAAAGAATCTCTTAGTTCAAGTTTATTTGAAGAAGAGTTTGGAGCAACCGAGCAAGAATTGTTAGATTCTGGTGCAGACCAGTCTTTTATAGATGCTTTACAAGAAGATACCAATACATGGGAAGACGAAATTGGTGATGAAGGACCACAGTAAAGGAGATAAATGTTAAACTATACAGAATTCAAAACCGCAGTGCCATTAGAAGAAAAACTTATTGTTTATAGTGGGGGTAAAAAATACGGCCAAATAGTCTTTCTTGCAGGAGGTGCTGGTTCGGGAAAGGGATTTGCTTCAGATAAATTTATGCAAAAAGATTTATTTAAAGTTAGAGATATAGATGAATGGAAGAAGGCTTTTCTTAAATTATCATCTGAGACAAGAAAATATCCTGAATTACGTGGATTGAATTTGAGGTCTCCTGATGATGTATTCAAACTTCATATGTTTGTTAAGAAATTGGGCATTAAGAGTAGAAGTTTGCAATTACTCCTTAAAGATGTACGGCCTGATAGATTACCAAACATTATGTTTGATATTACATTTGCAGAAATGGAAGATATTGATGAAGTAATACCCTTACTTTTGAAAGCAGGTTATCAACCTAGAGACATTCATATCTCTTGGGTACTTACCAATTACCATATTGCAGTAAAACAAAATAAAGAACGTGATAGAGTTGTCCCTGACGATATAATGATAAAAACACATACAGGTGCCGCCACATCAATGTTTGAAGTTATTTATGGTAATCTTCCAAGAGGTGTAGATGGGCAAGTGAATATCATTTTGAACAATAAAAATAATACAATAAAATTTGCTGATAGCCCACATGCAGATCCTGATAAGAAAATTGAAAATGTATTAGATTTTGAATATTTTAGAATTAAACATGAAGGTAAACGAATGGAAACTACTGAGAAATCTCTTGACAAGGTAATGACTTGGGTAAAAAGTAATATCCCAAGAAATGTAAATCTAATAGACTTGTTCAAGTCTAAAGAAGGCATCATTGTAAAAGACCCAACTCAAGCAATTAGAGACACAGAAAAAACTTCAGAATTTGGTATCGGTAGACGAATTAAACAGAGACTTAGTGCATAATGGAACAATTTTCAAAAGCATTTCAAGAATTTGATTCACAATCTTTCATGGGCAAAAATGGATTTGTCTGGTGGTATGGTGTGGTGGAGGATCGTAAGGATCCTTTATTTTTAGGAAGAGTTAAGGTACGTGTTATAGGATGGCACACTGATGATAAAACTCCAAATGAAGGAATTCCTACAGAAGATCTTCCTTGGGCCGATGTTATATTACCTATAACTTCTGCGACTATATCTGGCATCGGTTCTTCTCCTACTGGTATGGTTCCTGGAACTCATGTATTTGGTTTTTTTAGAGATGGAGTGGAAGCACAAGAACCTGTTGTATTAGGAACTTCAGGAGGTGTTCCTGAACGTTTTGCAAATCCTAATTTTGGATTTTTTGATCCTAGACCTCCTATCCAACGAGAACAAGATCCTTATCCTCCATTATTCATACAACGTACAAAGAATGGAAGTAAAGGTACTATTCTCAATCATCCTAAATCATTTTCAAGTGATATTGAAGATGATCGTAAAGTACATATATTTGAGGGGGAGAGTAAATGGGCTGATTTGGACTATTCAGTACATCCTAGACGAGATGAGACTTCTCAGAAAAGTGTTACTGAAGTGAAGAATAAAGAAGGTGAAGTTGTATATAGTACAACCAGTTATACTCCTCATCCAGATGAAAATAGAACTAGATTTGATCCAGAAGGTTATCTTATATACAGTTTACCAAGTACAAATATATTGGCGTCATCTTTAACACAAACTGAAGAAGGAGACGAATCTCCTAATCCTTTTGCTACAATTATATTACGAACACATAGAATAAATGGATTATTAGAAGAATATAGAGACCGATTACATTCAAATATTTTGACATCAAATCCTGATATTACATTTACTCAACCAGGATCTACTGCTACATTAGGTGAACCGATCTATCCTTTTAATCATGT